TCTATACCTGGCATTGTACGTTTGTAGAAGAGTTCCACTCGGCGGCGGAAATCATGTATCATAGTCTTGAGGGGCTGTTCTAGGAACTTAGCCTGTTTCCCCTTGGCGTGCCTAAACATGAGGTTCTCATGGACAATACCCGCGTAGGCAGGTCTACCATAACGGCCATAGCCAATAGCAGCTTGAGTTCCACCCGCTGTGCGTCTAGTCTCTACGAAGCCCGAGCGCTTTAGTTTGCCCGTATCAACTGGAACGAGACGCTGGGATTCCTCGAAGATAGGCTTCAAACCAAAGACAATTGCTTCAGGTGTGACCAGATCAACGTGGTTCACAACCTTGAGTAGATTGGCCTCGATGATCTTCACCTGCGTCCGTATCGATTCAATATAACCAGCCTCACCAGGGAGCACCACATTTGTGATCCGCTCGCGTCCAAGAGTTATTTTGAGTGTCTGTGCCATAGCCTACAACCACGCTTTCCTAAGAGCCACGAGTGCCCTTAGGTCTGTAGACTTACCAAAATTCCTAACACGCTTGGCTGTAGAGATAGTGCCGGGGTCTACTACGGGTTCAGTGGCATAATCCCCTTCAGCTAGGAAGTCCCCTACGGCTATGTCGGTATTGAGGTATACTATTGCTGCACTGACTACTTCCTCATTGTCGGGCGTCAGGAAGAGTTCATTCTTATCCTGCCAGCGACAATCATGGCGTACGGGGGCTCCATAGGTGAAACCCCCATAACCATCTGAACCCGTGACGGGCCAATGGGTTGCATCTTGGTTTAGGTTGCGTGCAAAGCCGACCATTAGACTACCCTAAGGTGGGCTTTAAGATTCGTTGTAGCAGCTCCCGCAAGAGCCCCCGTAGAGTCAAGAGCTAATGCTGCTTGGCCGAAACGAGTCGACTTGAGACCCTGCTCATAGATATTGGCGTAGGATGTATCAGCGTCCCCGAGCTTATCCCGAGTTAGAGCCCCGCCCTCTTCCGTGAGGGCCACATAGTGAGCCGCGAGATAGAGCTCGATCTTTGCGAGCATGTCCTCTGACAGGCCCGAATCAGCAAGATGTTCCGTGACATAAAGATTAGCGGTGTCAATATGGTTGGTGTCGACGACCTCGTCACTTAGCTGCGTGGAAACAATCTCCTTAACTGTGATTGCCGTTACGCGGGGCATTTAGCTACGCCTCTCCACCTGGTTTCAAGAGCGGCTTTGCAGGCGGCTTTGGTGGTTGTGGTTGTGGTTTTGTTGTTGGCTTGGCACCCTCGGTAGCGGCTTTTGCGGTTGCTTCTTGAACTGCAACCTGCGCCTTTGCAACCTCAGGTGACTGCAGGTAACGAGCGAATCGATTTGCTGCATTCGGCGTCAGCTGGATCGTCTCGCCAACTCCATAAATACATTTCTTACCTTCTGCATCGTACCCGTGTATTGGCTTAGGGCCAATAACGATACGTGTGACTAAACCTTTTGCCTCTTTTGCCTCTGTCATGTTCTTTCCTCTTGTTAAAAACTCCCCCTCCGAAGAGGGGGAATTCTCCGCTTGGGCTGGCTAACTCTTACGAGAGAACCGCGATACCCGATTGCAGGGTTTGTGTCCAGCGTACACGTGGGATCATGATCGACATGACCTTGAAGTGCAACTGCATTCCACCCTGGGTTTCCCATTGTACGGTCGTTGGCTGCATGCCAATAACCTCATCGATGACGTCAGCGGTCAGCTGGAACATAAACGCTGTCTCAGCTGGGCAATCACGCGATGGGATAACCGTGGAGATGCCCACAATCTGCAGGATACGTTCGAGGATAGTGCGACCAGTATTCGTGGTCACCTCGTAATCACTCTGCAGGAAGTTCCACGTAGCGTAATCAACAACCAGCGCGTATGGCCCATACATGTGATCCGTTTCCAGCGCTGCGATAGCTGCTAGGCAGTCAACGATGATCTCAGCAGCGGTGGAATCTACACCCCACGTATGCGTACCGGACATCGTAACAGCAGAGCTGTTAGGAACGGTATTGAGACCATAGATTACACTCGTGCCGACCTTTGTAGCGTGACCGGCGACAACCATGCTTTCGGTAGCTTCGGCAACTAAACGACCCGCGACTTGCGCTTGCGCCGTATCCAGGGGCTGGCCCGTGGTACGTGACGCATGCAATTTACGGATGTTGAGAGTGAAGTCCTTATGGATGATCGGCAGCGGCATGCTCTTGAGGCTGAACTCGAGAGTATCTTGCTCACCGCGCGTCACACCAGCCATCGAGACTTCGGCCGGCTCCATATCACTTACGTCTTCCCACTCGAGTATGGTCGTACCAAGACCATCCGAGATATTGTACGTAAGCCCTTGACCTACCAAGAAGGAAACAAGCGGTAACCGTTTCGTGGCTACCTCGACCAACGCTTGGTCATACTGCTTCCATTCGTCTTTCCTGAGGACATCATTCGTGCGAAGGGCGCCGATATCGAAGTTACTCTCCAAAAGACGCATTGCGACGTCTCCGGAACCAACTAACGATCCACCCCCTGCAGAGATAGTGTCAATTTGTACACCTGGTTTCATTTCATTTCTCCTATGAGTTCAGGGGTGGGTTACCAGATCTCGAGACGGAAACGTGCATCCGCCGCGGCTGTGTCGATTGCCTTACCAACAAGCCGCCTTAACTGATCCTGGCTCGTTGATGCGATCGTTGACAGTACCTGGAAGGTACCATCACCGTTGGACTCGACAAGGTCTTCTGCTGTCAAGCCTGTACCATCAGCGATCGCGTAAACAATCGTACCTGGTGGACAAACAGCGTAAAGGACCGTGTCGTTGTCGGCATAGTCAGTACCGAGACCACCGCCAACTACCTCGTTCTCGATTGCAAACTTCGGCAGTGCGTTTTCAGCAGCTGTGGCATGTACAACAAGATCCGTATCTGGACCTTCGATGAGATGCCCCGGCGAGATTGCACCAGCAGCGATGCCTTCCCTGCGTACACAGAGATCCTCACCAAGTACTAAGACTTTCTTAATTGCCATGAGTAATTACTCCTCTGTAGGCAGGGGGGTTAAGCCGACGCCGACTTGTTCAGATCGAACAGCTGGATCGGTGCAGGCGCGTCATCATCATCGGAGTTAGCCCGTACAAGCGCGGATCCCTCAAATGTGACGTCAGAAACCAACGATGCTATCTGCTCGAGTTCTTCGACAGGCTTAGCATTCAGTTGGGCGTTGGTGAATGTACACCGTGAGTTCGCCAAGAGGCCACTAACAAGTGCCTTCTTACGTTCACGATGCATTCGCAGACCAGAATTGAGGACTGCCTGTACTTCGTCGGGCGCTCCTGCAATGTAGTCTTCGGTAGATACCGGCTCGACGATTTCGTCCTCCGAGTCATCAGCACCAATAACGGTGCCAATAGCGCCGGTAACTTCATCGTCACCATCACCACCTTCACCGCCATCCTCATTTTCAATCGGCGACAATTTGGCCAGCTGCGACTCTTCGAGTGTGCTCAGCCATGCCCGATCGTCTTCGGTAAACTGGGACGACGCATTGTCGATCAGTTCCTTTACGAGCTGGTCTTTGTCCATGTTACTATTCTCCTGGAGTTGGTTTGCATCCGTCTCAGCGCCTTCCGAGTTGTCAGTGACATCGTCACCTTCCATCTCGGTTGTCACTGGGACAAATTCGGTTACGGGTCTTACTTCGACCCTATCAGCCCCGAGTGTTACCTTCTGCTCGGAGATCGTGAATTCCTGCTCGAACAACTTGCCGGTGTCGAAACTCTCAAACACCACAGTACCGCTACCGTCGCCTGAGTCGAATACTGCCATAATCCAGAAATATGACTCCTGGGTAGACAGCGCAGAACTCAAGGCTGTGCGTACATCGTTATCCGACATATCCTTAGCGCTATTGCGGAAGGCGAAAAGATTACCGGCCAACTCGACGAACTTCTCGAATGTACCTTTCTTCTCGGTGTCATCGCTGGTACCATCGCTGGTGCCATCACTGGTATTGAACTCAATCCTGGCTGCGTTCATGACTGGAGTAAACTCCTTATTTGTTCGGGGTGCACCACAGCCATCCTCAACACTGCAGGCACCTGTTACACCCTCTGGAAGAACTGCAAGGTGATCAGGGACGACGTTTCTCCAAATTGCGGAGAAGTCCTCTCCTTCGAATTTACCTTCAACCTCTTCTGACATCACAAAGAGACCCGTAGATACCTCTACGACCTCATCGCCATCCTTGAGACGATCTACCGTGCCCTTTACATCATCACTCATGGTAGTGACACGTTCGTTGTTAATCCAAAGTTCCATCCTGAGCTTAACATCGTCCAACTCGGTATTGAAGATGGACCCGAAGGCTACTTCTTCCATAACCTCTGGGTGACTGGCGCTAACAGCCATACCATTAACTTTGGGGTGATCGAATACTACTGGTCGCCCATTCCAGCTATCTGGGAATCGACCGAATTCTTCGGCGAGCGCCAACTCTGGGGCTGGCGCATTAGCGGGCCAGAGGACACCCTCAACGAGGGCAACACATGGGACAACAGTGTGCTCTTCATCGAAGAGTGTTGCCGTCCTTATGTTTGCTACGTCAGGTGTCGCTTGGACCGACAACATGGTACGTTTAGGCATTGTCGTAACCTCTGCTATACGTTAATTATAACTAGTACGAAGACAAAAATCAACAGCGTCATCACCCACCTCTCTTTTCCTTTAGGAGGTGCTGCCAAATAAGGTCTATCTTATCGCGTAATGAGTGATGCTGTGTGGTCAGGGTATCCTTAGTATCGTCTAGCTGTTCCCGAATTTTATCATGATCCTTCGCATTACGTTCGCGAAGAGCACAGATAGCTTTATCCTGCCTAGATTCTACATGCCACCATGCGGCTGCTAGACCTGCAATTATAGGGGTGCCGACCCCTATAATTATAGCCCACATGTCAATGCTCATTGTGAACCATCATCGCCGGCTGAGATAGCATCTACGAGTCTATTCCATCGAGTGGTTAGCTCACCAATATCGCCCTCGTTATCTTCGATATCACCTTCCATGGAATCAATCTTGTCGGACGACACAATACCGCGCGACTCAATTTCGGCTACAACTATGGGCGGTATACGCAATTCAATATAGCCCAGGATTATGGCAAGGAAGACGGCGCCTACTACTAGGGGCCCGCCATTGTCTTTAATAAAGTTACTCATCCTCCACCCCCACCTTTAGTTCGTTAGCAAGTTCCTTCGAGATCAAGTATGGTTGTTGAACCTCAACAATTTCCCTCGTAACTTGTGCGGGCGGTGGGGAAGATGCCTCAGCGTACGCATCTTCGAGGTTCCTAATCTTAGCCTGGAAGTCCTCATACATCATAGCCTGTTCGGCCATCTGTTCTGCATGATACTCTTCCTCACCATCATCATCATCACTGGGTGGTGGGGCTATTACACGTTGGAATTCAGCAACTGCTGCTGGACATGCATCGCCTAGCTCAGACAGTTCGGTGTAGCCACAAAGGTAAAATTCACCAGCTGTCACCATACCGGCTCGGAGATAAGCAAGACCCATACAGTGATAGTTGGAAATAACGCCTTGTTTGCTGAAAGCCCCGAAGAACCAATTGCTGGCCTTTGTAGCCACACATTGGCTAATAGCAGCACCAAACGAGGGTGAGCTAAAACCAATGCCCCATGCATCATTACCGCCAGTAAGTACGTTACCAGCAGTTTGGTTGTTCATGTCGTTGGACTGGGTAATCTTGTCACCCGAAGCATACGCGCGTTGGTTAAGGCCAATTGCTAACGCGATGAGTAGCGTGAATAGCAAGAAGCCTTGCACTCTGTGTCTTATTGGTGTCATAATGTTGCTCCTACAATAATCAATCCACCTAGGACGGCGCGGTAGTACCACTTGTCCCAGGACCTTTGTCTTCGTTCAGCCTCGAGTAGCTCCTCTCGAAATACGGCCAGCTCCTGCTGGAATTTCCCAGCCTGGACGAGCGCATCATACGCAGCTTCTGTCTTACGTAAAGCTCCTGCATTGGCCGCGGCAATCTCAGTATTTCCTTCGGCAATAACCTCGTATTCGTCGACGAAGATAAGCCAGCATCCTGGACTCCAGCTGCCGTCACGAGGAATTTCGCATAGCTTTGGCAGGTCAATTGGGTCGGTAACCGTTGTATCCGGTCGTTGCGCATTGTCCCAGTTAGGTACCTGTACTGGTGGATTTGACGCGCAAGCGCCTAGAATTAAAACGGTCAGCAATACTATCCATATCTTCATTGGCTTCTCCAAGCTTCTCCAGGTGGGCTTCCATTTTCTTCCTGGCGTCGGCAGCTTTAGTTTTGTCTTTGTCCGCGGCTTCAACGAGCTTCTTGCCCTTTTGAATTTCCCGGGATGTGCTAGCATTGAGGAGATTCTCGGCTTTCTTCTCCTTCTTTACACCCGCTTTGTGCTTAGATGAAGCCCGTCCAGCAGCCAAAGCTAACGCGATGGCTCCTAGGACGAGACCCAAGGTCTTAACCCACCCGAAGGATTTAACCCAATTCCAGACGTTCATCTCTGCCCTGGTGCAATGTCACTTACCGAATTCGCTGCAATACCTGCCATAAATGCGGCGCCAAGAGATACACCACCATCCAATTGGAATAACCCCAAATATGCACCCGCAGCAGCGCCAAATAGGCTGAGAGTCTGATATGGATGACCTACGAGATAATCCTTCAGACTAAAGTTCGCATTGTCCAGACGTTTCTGTGCGGCCTTCTTGATGATGTGGAAGATCACACCAGCAATGAGTGCCACTAAGGAAGGTAGATGTTCTTTCATGCTATATGCTCCTTGTTACCAACTAGTGCAACCGGACCCTTTAGGTTTTAAGGGGTCTGGAATAGGAGGTTCGTCGGTGGGCTGGGTACAAAACCAAGATCCATCGACGTCACAGTAAAATTTACCTCGTTGGAGTACCCCGACTCGGTATTATACGAAGAACTACGAGCCGTTGATACACAATAATAAACACCCACACGTCCCTGTACTACCGGTGCCATGTCTTCCTGACTTGGCGGTGCTCCTGGATCATCCAGCGCAATTGCTACCTCATATGGAGGTCCAGATTCCCCTGATGTGTCATTACAGTAAAGCGTGAACTCTAGTATATCAGTGCCTGGGATTGGTTGACCGTTACTGTAGAGTGTAGGTCCAGTCCAATCCCAAATCTTGAAGGGGTCTGCCTGGATCGTTAGTGATCCTAAGAGCAAGGCCGTTATTAGCCACTTCAATAAGCGTGTGCCGTTCATGTGTTAGTGCCTCTCTATGTGTCCCCAGTCCATTAGGTTTTGGTCAGTGGTTTGGCCATCCATGTCCCAATCTCCTCCATAACGTAAATTATAACCTAATTCTCTCGCGCAAGCAAGTAGAAGACCACCAATAATTGCGAACGCATGCGTGTCCTTCCAAGGGACACCCATTTTGCCGAGTTCGGGTACATAACACCATGGACCGTAATCGATGGCATTAGATAGGGGCTCTCCGTCCGGCCCGAGAATGTTATGTTTGGAATCTGGCCAATCCTTCGTTGAGTTACCCTCAATGAATGCCTGGTGCTGTATCGCTTCCCCTCGCCAACCATGGATGATGGTAATATCGTAGAACTGCCTTTGGCGATAGAGATGGAATGTTTCCACCAACTCGTGGTGTGCTGTATCCAGCTTAGCAATACTTCTAGATCCGTAGTCCCAAGACATGCTGTTCTCCTAAGGAGTTGCGTGAAGATTCCTGATGATATAAGGTTTATCGTCAAACGCCTGGGTACTGAGAGCGCTATTCATGCGCACCGTAACAAGACGCTTCTCCTTGTTCTTTGTGGCGTCAGAGATGCTATTACTAGCCCCGGGGATCTGCACGCTAACAGCTGACGCAGGGACAGCGACAGAAGCCCAATCTAGAACTTCGACTGGTGCATGGGGGTCGTTCACGTTATCCACACGCCAATCAATTGAGTTAGGAACTACAGGATCACCAATCTCGTCCGTGAACGAGAAAGTTAGGAACAGCGAGCTGAGCTCGTTTATAATTACTTGTGCCACGGTATTCTCCTATTCTAGTGTGCCAGCGGCATGCATGTTAAATTCATCCAGCCTTACGTTTGTGGCTGTTGACTCATTGGTGACCCAAAGCTCGACATAGTCATCCGTGTCCATTAGTATATCGGCCTGAAGCGCGATGGCTCCAATATCAGCCCCTGTGGTGATTGCGCGCCGAACCACACTTTCATCTATCACGATCCCATTCTTAGCGATCTTGAGTCCTACTATCTTGTTTGACCCCGAAGCGGTCATTGATACAGTGGCGACAATGTGGAAATGTCGAGGGGAAATACCCGTAAATGTGAGGCGGTTATCTGCGGGCATCGTTAAATCTTCGAGACCACCCGCGGTGGTAGTACCCAAAGCCTTAACGTACGTCCCCGGCGTACCTATCACCGTGTCAGCCGCGACATTTCTAAAAAGTGAGCCATGTGAGGGTTTCAACGATATGAGCACGTCACGAATATCCTCGGGGTCGATCAACCCCGTGATATTATCAGGTAAATTAGCTAGCAGCTCGGCTAGCGAGCGTTGTGTCTCAGCCATTAGAGGAATCCTTTAGTAAAGCCCGCAGAGAAGGCAGATTCATTGGGACCATCTACCCATGGATGTAATGGGGCGTCTACAGTGATGGTGTATTTCCCCTCGGTAGTAAGGTCTATATCGATGGTGTATGCCATCATCGCGATGTCTATGGTGTATGTAGCGCACTCAAACTCGATGTGGGCTTCAAAGAAGGTTGGTATATCAACTAGGCCCGCAGCGGTTATTACGTCTAACGTAGGAGTACCAGAAGCCTCCAAAGTGCGTACAACAACACCTAATGTAGTTATTAGGTCTAATACTGGAGTACCACTTGCGGTGCTACGGAACCCAGCAATACCAGAAGCCGTTATTGCATCTAATGCGGGCGTACCAAAAGCTGGGAGAGCAAGTAGGTCAGCTACACCACTTGCCTCAATAACCTCTATGGACGGGGTACCCTGAGCTGCCTTAACTATACGCGCAGTACCTGCAGCAGTTGCCGCCTCAAGTGATGGGGCACCTGATAGGAGCTGTGTCTGTGTAATCTGACCTGACGCCGCAATAACCTCAACTGCAGGAGTACCGGAAGCAGTTACCAACCCCTGTTTGTCAACAGTACCACTAGCAGTGATCACATCAAGGGTGGGTGTACCACTAGCGAGTTGCCGCTGCGTTACTTGCCCTGAGGCAGTGATAACCTCTAGCGAGGGACTACCAGTAGCTGTTACTAACCCCTCTAGGCTGGCGACACCTGAAGCGGTGATTACGTCCGTCGAAGGAGTACCTGAGACATCGTGAGCAAATCGTGCTACACCTGACGCAGTAATGGCATCTAATGAAGGTGCACCACTCGCGGGTAACGCTCCAAGTGTAGCAACACCCGAGGCTGTTATTACATCTAAACTAGGTGCACCAGAGGCAAGTTGTGTCTGTGTAACATTACCCGTAGCGGTTATTGTATCTAACGTAGGTGTACCTGAAGCGGTTACTAACCCTACTAACGTTGCTGTACCCGCTGCGGTAACAGCCTCCATTGTAGGGGTACCGCTAGCTTGTCTGGAGGCCACAACTGTAACAGCTATCCAACCAGTATTACTATCACCTCCACCTAGGTTACGATTTTCGACACCCAGGTAGAGTGAGCCAATAGGTGGCCCAGAGGGATCAGTGAAGGTAATTGACGTACCCGCAAGATTCCATGCAGTGACCGTCATCTCGGTTGCGCCGGAGATAGTCTGTGTGGTGTTTAACCAAACCTTAGGCGCTAGGTTGACTACACCCACAGCTGTAGGACTAGCTATTGATGGGGTGCCACTAGCCGATAGTGCCTCTTTTATTGCTATGCCTACAGCAGTGATAGGATCGAGTGATGGCGTACCCGATGCAAGCTGTATCTGCTTGACAACGCCCGCAGCAGTTATTAAGGCTGTAGATGGTGCACCTGTAGCCGTTAGCTGTCCCTCTAGAGCTGCTATACCCGATGCAGTAATGGCGTCCATCGTAGGAGTACCACTAGCATCATGTAAGAGACCCGCTACGCCCGTGGCTGTAATCGGATCTATCGAGGGATTGCCACTAGCTGTTCGCGCTCCAAGCGTTGCTACACCACTAGCCGTAATAACCTCTAGTGTTGGTGTACCCTCAGTGCCACCAAATAGATTGACGAGTCCGCTTGCTGACGGGCTGGCCATCGCAGGAGTACCAGAGGCTAGCTGGGTCTGTGTGACCGCACCAGAAGCGGTGATAACCCCTAATAATGGATCACCAGAAGCCGTTACTAAGCCCGATAACGATGCTACGCCAGAGGCTGTGATAGCATCCATCGTAGGCGTGCCGCTAGCGTCATGAGCAAACCTAGCTATACCAGAAGCTGTAATGGCATCTAGGGTTGGTGCTCCATCCGCATCATGGGCAAATCGTGCAGTACCACTAGCAGTAATCGGGTCTAATGTGACATCACCAGAAGCAGGTAACGCTCCTAGAGTTGCCACACCAGAAGCGGTAATGACATCTAGGGAAGGTGTGCCATCGGCGTCATGCGCAAAGCGTGCAATACCAGAAGCTGTAATGACGCCCATGGAGGGAGTGCCATTAGCATCGAGGGCACCAAGAGTAGCAACACCAGCCGCAGTAATGACATCTAGTGAGGGGGTACCACTGGGTTTGTAAATCTGGATAGCCCGCGCAATCCCTGCACCACCATCAGTCCAGTTATCAAACCCGCCAAGATCATCAACGTTGGACTCAAGTCGGAAGCCCGGATAACCGCCAGTTAGCGGGGTTGCTTCAGCCCAACTTATTTCCTCGACATCATCAACCGTGACAACGACATTACCGCCAATATACTCAATCCTAATCTTGATTGGCGATCCGGTTCTATCCCAGCTTATTGTGGCTGTGTCTCTAAATGTATCACTAGTTCCGTTATCTTCTTGCAGGTTTATGGCAGCAAAAGTGTCACCACTTAAGGAGGTAAGCCGCGCATTATAACCTTGACGAGTTGATGTAGCTTGGATGCAGACTGCGACACTGTTATTGAGGTAGTCAGCTGGCTGGACTTCCACCTCGCAAAAGTCAACGTCCTGACTGGCAGTATAAATAGCCCCTGCCTTGGTAAACGCGGCAGTTGCTTGGCTAACATTTGATTGAATCTCAAAGTTGCCAACTGGATAGTCATTCGATGTACCGACACCACCCATCGATCCCCAATTGGAATCATGTGTAGCAAGCGCAGTGCCATTGGTATTGGTGAAGTCGTCACTATTACCCTCACCACCCACTACAATTGGTGCTAACGTTGGGTTACCAGAAGCTGTGAGTGCTCCTAGAGTAGCAACACCTGTGGCTGTGATAGGATCGAGTGAGGGAGTACCGGTGCAATCATGGGCGAACCTAGCTACGCCACTAGCTGTTGGGCTCTCCATACTTGGAGTGCCACTAGCATCCTTAGCGAGGATTGTTGCTACACCACTGGCGGTTATTGGCGTGGCGACAACACCAGTACCATACTCGGAGATGCTGGCAATTCCAAGGAAGTCTTGGAGCGGCTCGTTGTAGTTGCTTGACGCGAAGACATTGTCGACGTAGAAGTCCGCGTTGTCTGCACCACCAATGTCACCGACAAAGAGGCGATCAATTGGGGTATCTGTAGGCCAGCTTGTTGCTCCCACAGACAGGTTTTCGGCAGAATCAACAAGCGTACCAGCGGCGTTATAAACCTCCAACCGCATATCTTGGTTAGATTCATGCCAACGGAAAACAATACCAAACCAAGCCCCAGCAGATACTGGAGCGCCAGTCGTTATAACTTGAGTGTTGCCCTCTCCATTCTCACCGATGTCGAAGGCTACGTTGCCATCGGCCGTAGGCATTGAGACTCTTATGCGAGTATTGGGCGTGTCACCGTCAAATAAACCACACCAGATCCCCTGTAGGTCTGCTAGGTCTGCGGTGCCGTAGACTGAGAACCCAATCGACCCCTCTGCCACGACACCTATATCATCGGCCTCCGTGAACCAATAATACGAGCCAACCAGAGGTACCTTGACGCTGTTTGTACCAGCCCTAGCCTGTGTCGAGCTGATCGATGCCGAAGCAGTTACCGTTGGTGTATCGTCACCCACCGAATAATCATCGGCATCGAAGGTTGTCGATTCGCAAGTCCAGAAGAACGTGATGCCAGAGGAATCGCCTGCTGCTGAAGCCCGTTTAATTTGTGTAACCACACCCGAGGCGGTCGGTGACGCCATATTGGGGTCACCGGATGCGGGCAGTACACCGAGAGACGCCACGCCAGACGCTGTAATCAGGTCAGTCGATGGAGTACCACTACCCCTCTTGATGATAGTAACTACGCCAGACGCAGTAGGCGAGTCCATATTGGGAGTGCCATTAGCACGCTTAAACTGCGTAACTACACCAGACGCGGTGGGGCTCTCCATTGTGGCATCGCCACTAGCATCCTTAACTATCCCTGCAACACCCGCTGCAACAATTGCAGTCATTGTTGCTGCTGATGTGGCGCGCTTGAATATCGTTGCTGCACCGGAGGCTGTGGCTACTGTAGTCGACGGTGTACCGTCGGCGATGGGCTTTAAGGTTGCAAGACCACTAGCAGTTGGTGACGCCATGTCTGCATCGCCATCAGCGGTCTTAGCTAATACCGCCGCTACGAGTTCCGCGCCCTGCATGGCAAACGCACGATTAGGCCCGGTTCGTGAACAACTAATTGTTGCTGAACCAGCGGCCACCGTGTCGGTGTAAAGTGCTACACCACTATCAGACTCAATCTCTGACTGGCCGGTGATCGTGTCGTTTGTTCCAGCTGTGTAAGTGGCGGCGCGTGCGTTTTTAGTAACTGCCACACCCCACGAATCCGAGGCCATGCTGGTAACGTCAACGGTGCTTGTTGTGCTGTTGCCGGTATTCGTACCGACACTGCTGATTGAATCAACGCCGGAGTACAGTGACGAATGACAGCAAACAAACTCGCCAGTGCCAGTGAAATTAACTGTTACTGCTGGCGGTGATCCTGTTGCGGCTGCAACTCCCGCTTCTGCGAGGTAGAACATTTGCGCGGCGTGACCGCCGTTTGTGACTTCCGTGCCAATCGCCGTTAGTGTCTGGCCGCCATACGTAACTGAATCGACGCCACCACCACCGTAAGCAACATGAACGATCAGGTAGCGACTTGCTCCCGCTGTCTTGGTGTGATCCCACGTTACAGAGCTTACTTCTGTTTCAGGTGTATCACTAGCAGCGCTTAGAAAGCCAATAGCCATTAGAGGAATCCCGTACCTGTTATAACGAGGCCCGTATCACCATCATCCCAAGACTCGGTAGTGTTAACGTCAGTAATTATAACATTGGGCAGTAATGCCGAACCAGAGGCAGTGCTAACTGCCATTGTTGGCGCACCACTAGCATCTAGCACAGCCAACGGAGCGAAATCAGTTTGGTAAGCCCCTATATCGCCAAGGCCAAGTACAGGATAAGCCCCTATGCAATTGTGGGAGGGCCTATCATAACCATAGGCACCGATACTGTTGCTAGCAGCTCTCTTTGACCATGCGCCAATGTAAGAGACATCAACCACTAGGTAATTCCGCCAGGCTTAACACCTGTGTTGATAGCGGGACTACCTGTAGCAGCTCTATAGTCATCTCCTGCCTCATCAATAAATAGAGGGGTCATAGCAACATCCTTGTATCCTACTACCCCTTCCCACCCGTTCGGAGACTCATAATCCCCGCTAGTATTTGAGTCTACTAAATTGTACCCAATAAAACCCCCGCCAGGATATACAACAGCACCGCTCCACTCTACCCCCCATTGACCCGCATCATAGATGATGTTATCAGCAACGATGCGCACTTGTGTCCCAACGGTTAGGTTTTGTGATCCGACTTTATTATCACCATCGGCTATATTACCTATGAATATCTCGGTGGATGTATCTGAGAAATTATCCGCAGATACAGGCGGGTTGTAAGCCACGTTCTTATAATAGTAGCTGGCGAGCCCAAAAAAGTTATTGTGCCCATTACTACCAGAAATACAGCCTACGTAAACACCGTCCTGATCTATATCAAAACCTTTATTGCCACTGCCCCTAGCTGTGCAATTAACAAAGATGTAGTTATTATCACCGGTAACGCCTATACCGCTATTGTTAAGGAAATCACAATTGTAGAAATGGCACGTATCCATATTATTACCATCAAAACCAGTGGTTGCACCATCTATGGTCATGTTCTTGTAGATGAGGTAGCCTATCCCGTTAAGTAGATGTGTAATGCCCTGCCCTGATGTTGGGGTTAATGTAAATTTGCCCTCGTCTGTGTTGACTGTCGTGTACCCAATAAATGCAATGGGATTATTAACAGCTCCCGCCACACTGGTACTTACATTTTCATCGTACACTGTGCCTGATTGGATATAAGCAGTATCACCTGCGAGGACAGCGTTGTCATGTACCATCTCCAGCGTGGCAAATGCCCCACCAATAGCCCATGTTAACCCCGACGTTCCACCGGTAGGTGTGGGACTCACTGTTACTGTATCAGCGCCATCGTCATGCGCGGTAATCAAAAATACGGTTGTACCCTCACTACCCTGCCCACTAGTCTCCCCCACAATTGCGATCGTGTCCGCATTGTCTACGATTCCGGATAGATCGGGGGACCCGTCCAACGTATAGACATTAGTTGAACGTGTAGCGGCGGTGCCCGAGAGTGGGGCTGTGTGATCTTCTGAAGATCCGCTATTGGCATCAGAGCCGTTCGCATTGTCTACGTAAAAGTCGGTCATACCTTATTCCTATGGACTTCTGGCGTAGGTAAATCTTCATACACCAGAGTTGTCGGGTTTAGTCTACCGTAGAGAACCCTGTCTGATACGTCATTCCTACCAACCTCTACACTATCAACGAGTACAAGCTCCACGTCTACAACCAGTCGGCCATTAAACACATTAGTATTACAATTAATCAAAGTTGATCCGGGCGGCGGCTCACAGTTAGTTAAATTGCAGTGTGTAAACGTCCTTGGAGTGTCATCTCCAGGAAACAGCCTATGTGATCGCATCACGCCACCACCAATATCTATTGGTGTAGAGCGCGTAAAGTTACAATCCACATATTCCAGATCAACAGGAATATCCCCAACTGGAACGTTTGAGAAGTTTTTGTCCTTAATCATAAGTTCTTCGATCCCCGGCTAACTGCATCAGAAAACCTAAGTAAGTCGTCAAGGAATGGATCGGCCTGTCTCCACGCTTCCTGCATAACCGGATCACGCAGCAAATGATATTTCCTGAGATGCGGACGGTAAAATGATACAATGTCCGTAAATTGGGATCTACGTGTCGTATATGCTGGTGCTGTCGTATCTACTATTGTGTTAGCCATTATGACGACCTTGGTTGTAAAGCGTTATCAATAGAATTAACCATTAAGGGAGATTCCCAGGAGTCATACCTACATCAACGGCTGCACTAGTATCCGCCAAGGTGTAATCTTCGCCGGCCTCGTCAGTAAATCCTGGTGGTTGGGCTACGTCACGCTGTCCAATCCAACGATTGGTGATTTCATAAACTCCTGTAGTATTACCGTAAACCAAATTGTGATTAAAGAAAGTCAATCCAATGGGCTGGGCAGTAGAGAAAAACTCTACACCCCAAGTGTCGGAATCATATAGTATAGTATCTACTATCGTGCAATGATCATCGACCTGGAGACCTCGGGCCTGTTGCTGACTATCAAACGTACACCCAAGAATATTGACCCCCGCCGACGTATCTTGTAAAATTCTTTGGGTACTGTCAGCGCCATAACCCACACATCTGTAGTAAGTGCCTCCACCAAGGGTCCAGTAACCGATACCGTTATTACCATTTATACACCCATGAAATTGAGCGTTGGCGTCAACGTCCGTTCCCTGTGAAGTATTGTCCACACTTTCGCACCTTGCGAACATATAGGTGTTGTCCCCAAACACACCTCGCCCAGAGTTGCCGTTCCATCCGCAATTGTGAAAGTGTATGTTGTCGCTATTGCCGCCATTGAACCCTGTATTAGAGCAATTATCCCATCTCATGTTGTTGAATATTAAATTCGCAGCTCCCGTGAGTGAGTGAGTGAAACCAGTTCCAGTCGCTGGGGTGAATACGACTTGCCCATTGTCTGTGATAACTGACGTATACCCAAAAAACCTGATTGGGGCAGTGCTGGAACCCGCCAATGCGGTGGTGATTGACGCCTCAGTGTAAATGGTACCACCCTTGACGTAGACATCGTCGCCAGCAAGGGCTGCGTTGTTCACCACCTTATTGAACGTTGCGAAGCCCCCACCAATAGCCCAGGTGAGTCCTGACGTTCCCCCTGTCGGGGTTGGGCTTACTGTTACTGTATCAGCCCCGTCATCATGTGCAGTAATCAAAAAGATCGTGTCACCAATTACACCCTGACCACTGGTCTCGCCGACAATTGCAATTGTGTCCTCACCATCTGTTATCCCAGATAAGTCTGGTGAGCCATCCAACGTATAGACATTTGTCGATCTAGTAGCCGCTGTCCCGTTATGCTGGGCTGAACCCTCGGAAGACCCACTATTGGCATCTGACCCCGCCGCATTGTCTACATAAAAGTCAGTCATTTGGCGTCACCACAGGAGCCGGATTATCATCATAGGATTCGGTACTGGGGTTATACCTTCCATAGTGGATATTATCGGTAAAATTGCGACGACCAACCTCTAACCCATTGACCCTAACAATGTCAGCCCTATTAAAAGAGTTGGGATCAACAATGTGAGTATTGCTCTCAATGACAGTTGACCCCGGGGGCGGCTCGCAATTTGTTAAATTGCACTGACGAAAGGTACGAGGTGTATCATCTCCAGGAAATAGTCGAGTACCGCGCATCACGCCACCGCCAATATCTGTTGGGAGTTTGCGACTGAAATTACATCTTACGTACTCATCAGCGAGAGGGATGTCGGCAGGGTCAAAGGACATGAAATTTCGATTCTTTATCATAAACCTTTACTCCCCAGCCTGTCAACTTCTCTAGCGAACCTTAGAAGGTCTGCAAGAAACGGGTCTGCCTGGCGCCACGCTTGCCGCATGTCTGGATCACGCAATTTGTGATATGCCCGCAAACGCTCCTTATAGAATGTCACGATATCCGCAAACTGCTGTCTGCGGGTTGTATACGCGGGTGCGGTTGTATCTACGTCTAAATCAGCCATCAATATTCCTTAGTAGCTTGGGTTGGCGCGGATGCCGATATCTTCATTTCCGGTTATCCAGCATCCAACTGGACCACCAATGTCTGATGCGGTCAGAGCATTCTGTGCTCCGGCAGTCAGTTTGTAGTCAAATGTGTCATCGAAGGTCGGGTTTTCGTAAAGCGAGTTGGCCTCTGCTCCTGTCAGTTCTGCATTGGCCGTTGTTTGCCAATTGGCAAATGTCGTATCGTATCCTGCGTCGAAACCCCACTCAGGCGAAGTTGGTACGTCGTAATACAGGTTGTAGTCAAACTGGTCAAAGAACGCAGAGAAGGTTGAATGCTGGTAGAGCTGCACCAACGGCTCAGTGCTGCCCGTATCAGCAATGATTATGTTGTTGTAGATCTCGATGCCAGTGATGTTGGTCCCGCCAAGCCTGAAGCTGATGATGCCCCAGATATCCTCAGAATCAAGATCACACTCTACGACAAGCGTATTGTTGTAGAAATTAAGGTCGTTTGTTGATGCCGCCTCATCCCTTATCTGAATAGCGTTCTGCTGTGATATTCCCGTAAAGAGGTTCTGATAGATGTTGGTATCGCGGGCCTCCTCCATATAAAGAAAGGACATGCCACGATGAACGTCATTGATGCGATTGAACCTGATCGTTCCGTGATTTCCAGGTCCGGTTGTCGGACCCTTGAACCATAACGGACAGGCCACATCGTCAAACGTGTTATATTCAACAATTAAGTCAGTTGTGGCATAAGTCTTGATGCAACAGACATTGCCCGGATCGGTCCCGCCTCGACCGCCACGGAATAGGTTATCAGAGACAACGCATCCTACAGATCCTTGCACCCAAACAGAGTCGAAATTATCACCACTTCTTGACTCGATTGGATGATCAACAACACATCGACGCATCTGACAATAATCGGCCCCGTTCATAACGACAGTGCCCTTTGATGCCACTGGCAATTGAACTGCCTGATCGAAATAGAATCCATCAATAATGACATATTCATTAGGTGACGAGTCATCTGCGAATGACCAGCAAGAGGCTGGCGACCCGGTTGATTGCATCTCGGACCAATATGCCTCATTACCCACATTATCAGCCGCTGGGAACTTGGCAAAGAAGACTATCTCACTGCCCGATGATCCAGGATTGTTCGTGCCAAACGCTCCTTCCCATGCACCACTAGTACCTTGAGCTGAAGTATATACGCCTGGAGCTACTTGTATCTGATCCCCAGCAGCACAGTTAGCAGCGGCTTCAGCCAGTGTACACGGTGTTCCCTCGGAATTAGCATTGGCATAGGTCGTTCCATTAACAACGTCCTCATCGGAGGTTGCATTTGTAACATCAGCCCAAGGCGCAACGAACTTGTTCGGGATATACGATGGAACTGGGTAACTCGGATCTGTCCTAACGCCAATTTCGTCCGACTGGTCAGCAAGAACATACGGACCATAGTTGACTGCAGCCCCTACATCCCCACCCAACAAGCTAAGGTAATCAGTACCAGCACCAAGCGCAGGAGATCCAGTGTCTAACTTGTAATTCCCCGTTGCCTTGTTGACAAACTCGGGATCATCGTCTACGGAGTTGGTTTCATCGCCAAAAGTTGATACCCACGTTGCCAGTGTATAGTTCGTGTAGTTTAGGCGCCCAAACGTAGTGAACCCACTATACATGTTGTAGTCACTATCGATGCCGCTAGGCCATGCTGTAACGTCTTCAGCCTGCTGCGCAAACGTGCAATCGATAATGAGATTGTTCCGATGGATCATAGCATCGTGAGTGCCAGGCTTCGTGTATAGCCCCCACGTTGATCCGATAATTAGGTTATTGGCTATTACGCAATCCGATGGATCCCATGCCCGGGTATCACCGCGAGGAATAATGCCATACTCGCAATCCTCAACGATGTTCTGGTAGATACGTGCGCCGTAAGTACCATCTACACCTGGACCCGCGGTCGCTGCTACATGCTGTGGTGTAATACCCCGTGCTACATCATGGATATAGTTATTGCGGACAGTCGCTGTATGAATGGCCTGTACTGCGCTATCGCCTTTCAGGAATACGCCACCATCCGAATTATAGAAGTGGTTATTCTCCACGACGAAGTTGTATGTCGTGTAGATGACAACGCACGAGCCATTATACGCATTGAGCCCAGAATAATTGTCATATGCTTCACAGTCCCTGATCGCTACGCCATCGCTTGCCTCCATGCGGAATGAGCAGTGATTATCAGATCCACCCTCACCAGCCGCTACGTCACCTTTAATCAGGCACCTGCGAAGCTCTGAGCCAGTACAGCCGTTAAGCACTGCAGGCCCCATGTCCTCTTTGTAGTTCGAGGTGTTCTCGTCAACGTAGAACCCATCCCAGTAGATGTAGTCATCACCAGTACCACATCCGAATGTTGGGCAACCGCCACGATCCGTTGTGACGCCATTACTCAGCTGTGAACGGTTAGATACATAACGGACTGCCGGGTATCGAGCAAAGAATATGATTGGCTTGCCTGGCGAACCTGAATTGGCTGCACGCCACGATGGATCAAAGTTATCGTCTGTATTGCTGCCGGTGTAAGTACCGGGGCCCACCTGAACAATATCGCCAGCAACAGCATTTGCCATCGCCTGCGCCAGCGTCCACGGATCCCCCTCAGTACCAACCCCACTGCCGCCAGCGGCAGCCGTTACCCATTTAGTTGGCGCGTAGAAGGCATAAACAGAACCTACACGAGCATCTTTGATCTTCCCTGTGGCGTCAAAGAGAGGGATATTCCAGGTCATTAGAGATACCCCAATAACTTCATAACCTCGCCATGATCTTCTTCAATCCTATTGATCCATCTAGCCCCGAGTTCGTCTTCCCATGATGTATCTCCATTAAAGAAGTTGCCACGCTCTTTTACTATGTTTTCCCTGAATCCATCTTCAGCTTCCTTCTTCTTAAGAGCGCTAAGCTCTGCGGCAGATACCGCACGTTCAACCATGGACTCATCAACCTTGATACCTACGTGCTCCAACACCTCGATGAGGGCGTTTGCTGGATCCTCCTTTATGTCCTCGTACTTTATGACACGAACTGGGAACTCCTTTTCAGCCGCCCATGACCGAGCGTGATTCGACCAACCACTCACCAATTGCCGAGCGTAGTGCTCATTACCACCGATAAGGAAGTCGTTGTTGGTCATCGCAACTGCCGTAGCCTCTAAGGTTAGGCCAAAGAATCTCGAGAAGGAGAGGAATACAGACCGAGGATCACGCACCACATATACGGCTCGTTCCGTAAATTCTTTTGGAATGCAAGGAGGCAGACCATCAGGTTGGATATTAGCGAAGTGTGTTTTGATCCAGATAGGTGGGGCGAGTCTGCAGATGAGACCTGCCAAGGCCGCTGGACGTACCAACATTTCACCCCGAAATCCAAGGTGAGAGATAGGGGTAGGACACACCCCCTGTATGAGAGTCGCACCCCCATCACTCGTCGTGGTGCGCATATCGTTGATGTCAAGAACACCGTTACGCCAGTATGCTTCTAATAAGCAGCGTAACCAGGTGTTACCTGACTTCGGATACGACGCGATCCAGACTGCCCCAGTCCTCTTCTCGTCGCCCATGACAAGAGCTTACGTAGCGTCAGGGGTACCAGTTGGTACGGTAATCGTCAGACTGGAGATTTGGACTGTGTCGGTTGTGGCAATGACATTGTTGCTCATCGTCACATCTGGTGAACCGCCAGTCGCTACACCCATTGCAGCGATAAACGCACCAGACGTTGCAGCGGTGCTTGCATAGAGCCCCAGGAGGACACATGTACCCGCTGCTACAGGACTGGTGTCTTCAACGGCGGGTGTCACATCAAGTGTGATTACACCGGTTGCGGCTGTACCAAATGCGGGGTTATTACAGCCCGCGCTGGCGAGCAAAGTCGCGTACGCAGCGGTGTAAAACCGAGCAAATCCCGTTGTGCCGACCGCTGTATCAATTGCGTTGGCGAACTGGTCTTGTAAAGTTGCGCTAATTTCCATTGTTTTCTGGCTCCTGTGGTTCTGTGTTCGAAACTATGTCCAATTCACTCTTCAATTTGCCATCCTTGTCAAATATCTTGATGGTTCCTTCCACTTTGACTTGGCTCATGATTCGTCCAAGCCCTTTACGGATCTCTGCGCCCATTTTGTTGTCGTTGTCTACCATTGCCTTTGCCCTCTCGATATACTTATTATATAAGGTCTAGTCAAAGAAATCAACTAGACCCCTGTGACGGTGTAGTATCTTCCTCTTCTTCTGGGGCACCGCCAAAGGGTTGTGGTGCTGGCTCCTCAGGAGGCTCAATAATGTCTCCCTCAGCGAGTTCTCCCTCGAATCCCAGGAGGTCGCGTGCTTCCTGCCTACTTGTGAGCTGCATTGGGGCCTTATTACCCGTTTGACGTGAGATATTCCCAATGGCGCGAGCTGTCTGCGCTTGGGTTTGGCCAATTTCCAACGGATTCTGGATAAATGCTGATGGCCACTTAAAAGTGACCTCTCCGTCCGAAAGAAGCCCAACACCTTGTAGGAGGTCCACGAGGGGCTCCAAAACTATTGGTTCTGCGAATAAATCGCGCCTCTCGTCAATCCTTTCTGCCCAGTTAGCTCTATCTTGTTCAGACGCCAGCTGGCCCGCTTCAGACCCCAGGAGGATCCTTGTCGGAATGCCTGTGGTACCTGAAATGAGGTTGACAATCATGGCAAACACCTCTTTAGGGTTAGGGGGTTTGCTCTCCAGCACATTCATATCAACACCGCGCGTTCTTATGACACGCCTCAACTGATGCATATACTCATCGATCTCATCCGAGAGCGCTGCAGCATCATCTGGACTGATTTCCATTTCCTTGTCGACATCAGCCTGGATACCATTTCTACCACTTAGCCAGAACATCTCACCAGTACCGCCGGCTACCTTCAAGAGGTCATCCAGGAGGTTGTAAACCTTCTCGATGATAGGAATGCCGAACACTTCATCCTCCAAGGGATTCTCCACTACATGGATCACTCTAGAGTGGTGCACAGTGAGGTCTTTCATGCTCTTTACCGTCACAGTACCCCTAGAAGAGGACTTAGCTGTAGGATCATCGAACTTAATTCGGTAAGTCTCCGGGAATCCAAAGCGTCGGTCGCGTGGATTGGTGTTAAATGCGATTTCGTCAACCAATCGTGCACCAATAGCTTTAACGTACAATAGCTCCTTAACCTTCTCGGGATTCACCTTTTTCTCGAGTTTTCCGCTGTCGTCAAAGCCACATAAAAGGATGGAATACGGGTTCAATCTGGCCAATCTATCGGCTCTATATAGCCCATTCCACAGTTTTACCTGGCGATTTAGCACTTTCCACTCGGATTGTTGCGCTTCTTGCTCGATTTCCGGCGGATTTGACCAAATAGCCGCAGCGGGCGCGTCAATTATGCGCGTTGTGATGTCCTGACGCGTATATTTGCCCAAATAGTCGTCTGTAGTCGGAGTTTGCTTATATCCGAAGACTTCGTACAGATTTCGCTGCCCCGCAAACTGGATTCCCGCTAATGCCCCCAGTTGGGAGCGCTGGATCAGTCCAGAAAGCGTTTCTAGCTTGCCTTGAAGCTCTCTAATGCCGATTCCATGCTCAGGGTTATGCGGAGTGCTTCCGTTTGCTCGGATTGCCGCTGCTTCTTCTCTATTCATTGCCTAT